ATTTGGTAATTTTTCAAACAACCCAACATTTATACCACAAGGAAATCAAAACTTTTATGGTGGAACGTATACTGACGGAACCGCAAAATTACCTAGTAGTACTTTAACGTTAGCTCAATCTAAAAATTTGTATAAAAAAGAATGGGATGCTTTATATAAAAATGTAGGGTTTTCAACAGTAGACGGAATTAGTTATGGTGAAACATCAACAATATATGATTTTTTTATTGATAATAACAAACCATTTAGTGTACCTAACATAGAAAATTTAGCACCACTAATTAAGATATATGCGACACAGAAAAAATTAAATAATGGTTATACCGCAACTAATTTTTCACAAGACATTTCAAATTTTTTAAACGGATTGGAAAACAAACGCTCATCAGTTGAATTAATGTTAAGAAGTAAATTACCTTCTTTAGGCGACATTAAACAGGCTAACGTAGAAGGAACATCACCTACATTAGACGGTGACATTGTAAAACTAGAACAGTATGAACTTTTCAAGGCAATAAATGACAAATGGGTTTCAGGTACAGACTACACAAAGAAATTTTTATTTGAGGAATTTTTATTTTTTGATAGGGCAAACAGAGACATTGGTGATGAGTTGATAATTAATACAGAAACAATTCGAAAGTACTGTTCTTGGGATAATGCATCAACATCAATAATGAGTTTAATAAGAGAGGTACTCTCTAATAACAGAATGAATTTCTTAGTAATGCCTGCGTATATTAATTTTTACGGTATTACAAGTAGTAGTGACGGAAAAAGAACACAATCAATTGTGAATAATGCAAATGATGTGTTTGGTACATATAATTATGTTGATTTTACATCATTTGCACCAAAGTTCTTATGTCAATATATTGATAGACCTTCACAAACACTACAATTAGATAGTGACCCAAATTATCCTTTTAAGGATGATGGTTTTGATTTAGGTAATCCTACAAATAACCCAATAAGACAAACAGGTGGTAACAACAATTTGGTTAGAAACAATAAAGCGGTTGGTTTTGTTGTTGATTTTGCAACTATGAATCAAAGTGTTTTTAAATCTGTTGATATAAATCAAGAACAAGGTGTAACATCATCCGAACAAATACAAACAATAATCGATATGGGTAACCAAGGTGCGGGTAAAAAAACAATGCAACAAACAACCGCGCTTTTTGAATTTTATAAAAACCGTTCATATAACTGTTCAGTTAAGACATTTGGTAACGTAATGATTCAACCAACAATGTATTTTGTATTAAGACACATGCCGATGTTTAATGGAACATATATTGTAAGAAATGTAAAACATAATATTTCTTCAGGTAGTTTTAGTACTGAATTTGAAGGACAAAGAATTTCCGCTAACATTAATACTACAATTTCAGATGAATTGGCAAGTGTAAATGAAAATTTCTCAAAAAAATTAAGTAACAAAGTTAAGGAGTTAGTGACAAGTAATAGACTTGTAACCTTTGATAATAATCTAAATCAATACATTACAGGACAAGAAGGTAAAAATTTTATATTAAATGGTACAATTCCTTATTTAGGATTTATTGTAAATGCTTCAAACATAGATGTACAAGATTGTTTTGAAAACATAAATCCTGTTTTTGGTAGTTTAGAAACAAAAAAATATGTCGAATCAACAATAACTCCAACAGCTCTTTCAAAATTATTATCGCAAAAATATTTGGCAAACACCAACGACATTCGTGTTTTACGAACATATCTTTTTTGCATGTTGTTCTTACAAAATTATGACACTAATGATATCACAATTCCAATGACATATAAACAAAACAATTTATGGGGTGTAATAACAGACGTTCAATTTAACGGTGAACTACCTAAAAAAGTTAATGGTTGTAGATGTTTAAATTCATCTAGTGGTACTCAAAGACCATTTGCAAGTTTTGAGACTATTGGAGACAACATAGATTTTGTAGGAGGTTTTTATGAAAACAAAATAAAAGAAAAGTTTAATGGATTTGATTTTGTAAATGGGACAGAAGAAAATTTAATAGACAATTTTATTGAATTATTTTACAATACTTGGTATACATCAGGTAGTGTTGTTAAAACATATAACGAAGACTCAAATTATCAAACTTGGAAAACCAAAGCTTCGTGGGCATTATCTCAAGCTAAAATATTAAAATTGTTCTAATTAGATAAATGATTATATTTATAATAAAAAAAGTATGAATAACCTTAAAACATTATTAGATAACTATCTTCAAAAAGATACGGTTATTGCTGAAAAAGATTTAGGAAATGGATATAAAGAAGTTTGTGATTTACAAACTGGTGATTGTTACACTGTGAGAATGAAAGACGGTCTAATAGAGAGAGTTGACAATACAAAAAAATTAAATAAAACACTCAAGGTTGAAACACCAACAGGTGTTAAAACATTACTAAAAGATTAATATCATGAAAAAAACAGTTTCACAAGCATTACTTGAAGAATTAAGTAGACATAATCAAATTAATAGGTACATAAACGAACAAGACGTTCCACCACCTCCTGCACCTGAAGACGTTCCACCACCAGCGGGAGACGTTCCACCAACTCCTGCACCTGAAGATGCTACTTTGGGTGGTGCAACACCGCCACCAACAGAACCTGGCGCGGAACCTGGCCAACCAATTGATATTGCCAATGACCCTGATGTTGAAGAAGTAACCGATGATGAAACAACAACTGAAACAGGTGATGAAGGTACAGGAACTGAAGAATTAGATATTACAGAATTAGTAAAATCACAAAAAGACATTCAATCAAAACAAGAAGAGTATATGAGTTCCATGATGTCTAAGTTAGATGACTTAGACCAAAAATTAGCACAAATGGATTCTATTTTTGAAAAAATTAATAGTCTTGAAAATTCAATTGAAAAATATAGGCCAAAATCACCCGAAGAAAAATTACATCTAAGGTCTTTAGATTCTTATCCTTTTAATCAAAAACTTACCGATTTCTTTGAAGACAAAAAAGGTGAAATGGAAGAAACAGGGAAAAATGAATACATTTTAAAACCTGAAGATGTTGAGGATGTTGACACAAGAGAAATTAGAAAAACTTTTGACCAAGGTTTGGCGAACTAATTTGATTTCTTAAGTTTCTTTATTATACTTGTTAATATAAAGTTTAATTAACAAAGATATGATGCAAGATTCAACATTTGATGCCGTATTGGCGCAGTACGAACAAAACACAAAACCATTTGGTGATTCACCAATGATGACACAAGAGGAAAGAATGAAGCGATATTTCGCGGCAATTCTACCTAAAGGAGAAAATTCAGGACAAAGAAGAATTAGAATCCTTCCTACCACAGACGGTGGTTCACCATTCAAAGAAGTATGGTTCCACGAAATTCAAGTAAATGGAGTTTACAACAAATTCTATGACCCCGACAAAAACGAAGGTGGTCGTTCACCTCTAACCGAAGTTTATGAAGAACTTATGAAAACAGGCAAGGAGTCTGACAAAGAACTTGCTAAACAATATAAGGCACGTAAATTTTACATCGTTAAGGTTATCGACAGAGACCACGAAGATGAAGGTGTAAAATTCTGGCGTTTTAAACACAACTACAAACAAGATGGTGTGTTGGACAAAATTATCCCAATTTGGAGGTCTAAAGGAAACATCACAGATGTTAATGAAGGCAGAGACCTTATTATTCAGTTGGTAAAATCTAAGACCCCAAAAGGTAAAGAATATACCACAATTCAAACAATCATGCACGATGACCCAAGTGCACTTTCAGCTGACAAAGCTCAATTGGAAGAGTGGAAGAATGACACAACAACTTGGGAAGATGTGTATTCTAAAAAACCTGTAGAGTATTTGGAGGCTATCGCTCGTGGAGAAGTTCCACGTTGGGATTCAGAAGCTAAGAAATACGTTTACGGTGACGAGGCAAGTGAATCTTTTGGTGGTAAGGCAAACTATTCAGACCCACAAGCGGGAATGGATGCTGACGAGGAATTACCATTCTAATTTAAATAAGCATGGACACATACATAGACATTGTGTCCATGCTTTTATTTTTTAACAAAAAAACAAAAAACACATAGACAATGGCAATAAAGAAAAATGATTTTAGTTCGTTGAAGAAGAAGTTCTCAACTTCGGCGAAATACAAACCGCAAAGATATCTTGACTTAGGAAAAGATTTCTTGGATGCGGTTGGACTTCCTGGTCCTGCAATAGGACACTTGAATATGTTCTTGGGACATTCGGATACAGGAAAAACCACTGCTGCGGTTAAAGCGGCTGTGGCGGCACAAAAGATGGGTGTTTTACCTGTGTTTATTATTACCGAACAAAAGTGGAGTTTTGAACACGCACAACTTATGGGATTTGAATGTGAAGAAGTTGTTGACGAAGAAACAGGTGAAACAGATTGGGACGGATTTTATATATTCAACAATAACTTCAACTACATTGAAGAAATTACTGATTATATAAATTCATTGTTGGATGCTCAAACAAAAGGTGAATTGGATTATGATTTATGTTTTATTTGGGATTCTGTAGGTTCAGTTCCTTGTAAGATGACTTACGAAGGAAAAGGAGGAAAACAACACAACGCTGCGGTTCTTGCCGACAAGATTGGT